GCAGTTCCATGACGACAGGCAGCAACGCCTGCCCAAGTTGCGCTTGAAAGTTGGCGAACTGCGCCGACATGATGCGCGTCTGATTGGCAAGCCCGTCACTCGTGCGAGCAAAATCCCCTTGTGCGTCACCGGTCTGCTTGTAAATAGCGGCCTGTGCAGCCAGAATCTTTTGCTGATCGGTCAGCGCTCCGGTGCCGTCATAAATACCCAACTCAAGCGCTTCGGCTTTCAGCGTGGCGTCATTGAGCAGTACACCGTAGGCGCGGAGTGGTTCTGATTCTCCTCTGAGCGCGGCGCCGATAGCCTCTACTGCTTGCTCAGGCGTGGTGTTATTGAACGATGCGAGGTCTGCGGCGAGGGTCGTGAAGTCATTGCTGAACTGTGCGAGGTCTTGACCGCTCAGACCTGCCGCTTTGCCAAACGTGCCAAACGTCCCGGCCGCGTCAAGCACGGCTTGCTGCGATTGACCCAACTGTGTCGCGGCGGTCTCCGCGAACTGCGTGACTGATTCGGCGCCATCGCCAAAGATGACGTTGACCTTTGAGAAAGACTCTTCAAGGTCTGACGCTGCGTTGACAGCGGGGACGGCTGCAGCGGCTAGCCCGCCGAGCGCGGCAGTCGCCGGTACGAAAGCCTTTTTCAGAGCAAACCCGGCTTTGGCTGTCTTGCTCTCAAGCCGTTCAAAGTCTTTTATTGCCGACTGAATACCCTTCGGTGAGTACTCAGAAATAATCGGGATATTGATAGCGGCCATCAGCGGAGTTCCCTGTTGATCGTGTCGGTCATGGCTTCAATCGCTTTCACAACGTCGGCCTGCACCCTCGGCAAATGCCTCTCAGCAGCGGGCCACATGGCGCGCGACGACTTGCCGAGCGACCGGTTCAGTTTGTCAATCATTGCCATGCCGCGCGCCTTGCCCTCAGACCTGCGGCCTTTGCCGTTAGCGCGACCGGCCATGTCGACAATGGCACCTGCACGAGACACCTGACGCAACGTCAGCAACGGAATCGTGTCAGTGTCTTTGACCCGTGTCCCCTTGAACGTGACCTTGACTCCGGCGCGAACACGACCGATGTCATAGCCACCTGCCCAACTTCCCCACTTGTCAAGCGGCGCTTCAGATGGGAACAGTGCACGGGCAGTGGCCTGCATGGGCTTCGCTGCCGTTTTCATTTCGCGCATTGTGGCCTTGCGCAACTCGGGGTCAACATGACGCAGAGTCTTCAACGTGGCTGCTAGCCCGTTGTACTCCACTGCCACGCTAATGTTTTCGGCCACGCCTCTGCGCCTGCTTTCTCTGCTGTTCCATTACGTCGACCACAGTGATGAGGTCCAACGCTGTGAACTCTATGTCAGGGGGCCACCATCCGACGGTGACTAGCAGTTCGGCTAGGAGTCGGCTGTATGTCCCCCGTCGGTAGGGCGGTCAGTGTTACTGACCACCTCAAGACTGACGATCTTTTTTAGGTAGTCGTCGAACACGGCAGGTACGGTCATCTTCGCTTGGCGTGAAGCCTCGTATGCCATAAAAGCGAGGTCTTCCATGCCGAGCGCCTGTGCCATCTGTGACGCCTTCGACTTGTACTTGCGTTCCCACGCGACGAGAACCCACAGGTTTGTAGTGACGTCCTGTGGGCCCTCGCCGGTGTCGACACGGATAGTGAGTTGCATGTCGGGTGTGCCTCTCTGTTGTGCTTATGCGGTTATCAGGAAGTGGCGCGGGCGAGCGAACCACCACGGAACACGACGTCGACGGTGGGCAGTTCGCCAACCGAAGAGTTCACAATGTCGGCCTGCTCCAAGTAGCAGCCGGTGAGGGTGTACTCGGGGTTGTCGGTGCCGGGGGTGACCGAGGTGGTCGGCGTGGCCGAAATGTCGAACGTGGTACCCACGAGCGACGCCAACTTTTCCTCGACCTCTCCGGTGCCGTAAGAGAGGAAGAGCGTCGCGCTCACCTCGTAGTTGCCAAGTCCGGCCTTGAACTTGCGGGCGGTGTCACCGAACGCGGTCGCCTCGAGTGCTTCAATGACCTTGCTGACGGTGATGCTCGTCGCCTGATCGCTGAAGTCAACGCTGTCGACCACAAGGGTGCCCTGCGAAAGTGCTGCTGAAGTAGCCATTGTGTTTATCTTTCTCCTGAGAGTCTTACGGTTAGGTCATAGGCGGGCAACTGTTGCTCGCCGATTAGCGCCACGCTAGGCGCTACGTCGGTCACTGCGAGTGCATTGCTGCTGCAGATTGTGTCGGCGACAGTCATGCAATAGTCGCCTGCGTCCTGATTGCCGGGGGGCGGTGCTAACACTCGGAGTGTCAGCGTGCCGTCAGCAATGTTGTTGTTGAACATGCGTGCAGTGGGCAGTTCGATAAAGACGGTGAGGGGGCGCGCGTTGCGCGGGTCCGTCACCGGCTTCAGTCCAAGGTTGCTGATCGCCGCTTTGACGTCCTGCACCATCTGATAGAAAACGCCTGAGGCCATTAGCCGACCTGCGGTCTTCCGGTGCCGAGCAGTTGCATGACACGGCCGAGACTGGCGACCGGGGCGGCGGTACCCATCGCGTCGAACGATGCAATGAAGTCAATGCTGCCACGTTCCCGGTACAGACTGGCACCGTACAGACAGGTGCCCTCGAACACTGCGCCGTCAGGGACGGTGGTCAATGAGTCGAAATATCCGGCTGCTTGCCGTCGCCGGTAGGCGAAAGCGTTAGCGGCTGCCGCGCACCGTGTCAGGAACGCGGTGTCATTCGCGGTGGCTGAGTCAATGCCTAGCCATACGGCAAGGTCATCGGAGTCAACCCATGTGCACGTTGTGCTGTATGTCAGGGTGCCGCTGTCAGCCTGCCGGTCAAGGTCGTCGCCTGCGTCATAGAAAATGACTTGCGGGCCGTGCCATTCGTCATAGTCGAAGATGAGGTCACCCTCAGAGTCGACTTCGACGAGCGCGTACGGTTCGGTGCTGACACAGGTGTGCGTGCCGTCAAGTGACGAGTTGGTGAGTCCGCTGACGGTGAACTGTTGACCGACAGCAACCTCATTGTCCTCAAGGGTCTGAGCAACGGCATAGTTGTCAACCCGCATGACATGCGTGATTGTGTAACTAGCCATTGCTCAGACCTCTCAAGGTTTAGGGGGAACTCAGGTCAGCGCGACGAACTTGGTCGCGTCGATCATGAGGGTGGCGAAGTAGCCACGCCACGCGAGGGTGCGCGACAGGTTCGACGGGCTGTCAACGGAAATGGCGCCCTTCTGCTGCTCAAAGATTTCGAACCCGGACGGGTCGCCGACGATGACGGTATCGGTCGCAAAGTTGCGGTCGACGACGACGGTGAGACCGAACGCCTGCATGTTGACCGAGGCGGGCGAGGCCGAACCGTAAGCGTTGGACGGGGCGACGGTCGGGAACAGCGGACGGTTGTTGCCGTCGACCAACTTGCCAAGAGCCGCGAACATGTTCGGGGCGAGGAAGAGGTGCGACGGAAGGTTGCCGTTGCTGTTGCTGACGATGGTCTGCATGGCATCGTAGATGTCGGAGACCCACTCGGCCGGGGAGGTCGGGTCAGTCAGCGAGGCGGTCTGCGAGATGCCCGCGTACAGGGCGTCAGCGGCCACGTTGTCGGTCGTGTTTCGGTAAATCTTGCCGAGGTCCTCAAGCACCAGCGTGAGAATGGCCGGGTCAGACCAGTCAATGATTTGCTCGGACAGCGTGACATAGCCGCCATACGTGCCCTTGGTCACCGAGTGCGAACCGATCTTGTACTCACCGGCCTGCAGGGTGGCGAGTTCGGCCGACTGAACGGCGATGCTGGTGTGCGTCGAGACGTAAGGCCTCTCGAACACTTTCGAAGACGCGGGCATGGCCTTGACACCGATGGCGTCGACCACGGGACGGTTGCCGACAAAGTTGTCATAGACCGGACCGAGGATGGGCTGCGGGAGCACACCGTCATTGTCGGTGGTGGTGACGTCCGGCGCGGCGGCGCGAATCTTGTCATTCAACTCGGCGAATCGCGGACCGCCCTCAAGGGCAGCAGCAATCCACTCTTGAGCCGACGGCATAGCAAACTCGCGCTTGGCAGTGGC